CTGGATGAGATACCAGAGTTCCGTGAGCGTTCCGCGCGTGCGCGCAAATTGAGAGCAGACTTTTTGAGCGATCTTCGTGTAAAATATGCACTTACGCCTCTTATAGGAGAGAAAACAAAGCTCACTCCTAAAGGCCAGGAGACGGAGATTGGCGACAATGTCCAGCGCTCCCAACTTATTGTCCAGACGCTATCTAAGGTGATAGGGCAACTCGACCCTAAGGTATACGGCGAAAAAACGGCGATTACTGGCGATGGCGGCGGACCCTTGCAGATCATTACGAGCATCCCCAGGCCACCTAAATAGTGATATGATATTGATATGAAGTTAAGGCCGCAATTCCAGTTGAGATTTCGAGATGCTGAGCAGTTCATGGCAATTAAGGGTCTTGCTACCGCGTCTGGAATTCCGATAAATGAGTGGCTGCTTCGGAGGATTGAGAATGCTGACGTACGAGGAACAGGAGTCGATGCGCAAGGATGCAATGGACGAAGTGGGGACCGAGCCGCCCTGCCCGTTCTGCGGCCGGCCAAGAGTAAGCCGGTCAAGCTACATCCGGTGCAACCCGTGCGGAGTGAACTGGTCGCCCGCGAAGGGGGAGGATATAACGAAAGACCCTCGTCTGAGTCGCACAAGGACCATCGCACATACAAGGCCGGAGAGCAGCGATACTGCCAAGACTGCGGAAAGTTCTATTGAGCTATGAGAGAGCTATTTAGCTGGTTCGTCACGTGCTGCCTTTTTGGTTTGGGCCTCTGGTGCTGGAAGATGTACACTCACAGGTGAGGTGATTATGCCAGCCTACAACACTCAGCCAATGCCCACTCCCAAGCCTGCGCTCTACACCGGCGACCAGTACGCTCTGGTCAACAATGCGGCAGTTGATAGCGGGATTCTGGCGACTCAACAGGTGGCCATTGCGCCGCACCAGGCAGACAGCGCGACACAGTGCACGGTGTTTAACAGCACAAACCAGGCAGTCCAGATGCAAGCTGCCCCGTCGGATAGTGCTTCGCTGTACGCATCTCTCGGCTCGTCTATCGCTGCCGGTGCTCTTGCTACGATCTCATGCGCTGTGCCGTGGGTTCGCGGCCTGTTCGCTACGGCTCCCACGTCCGGCTCACTCGTCATCTACCACGGATAGGAGAATCATGGACAAGAAGGCGTCTTATGTGACCACCCCGCTAGAGAAGTTATGCGTCTTGCTGGAATCAATCAGCCCGCAAATGGATGAGATAGGTTTCGGCTTCGCCGAGGGATTGCAGGGCAACCAGGGGCAGTTCGTTTATCCCACAACCGTGTGGGGAGCAATTCCGGCTTTAAGTCTTATTGTCTGCCGGAAGAAGGAGGTTTAAGGGTATGGGTCTATCTGGTGTAGAGCGGTTTGTAATCGACACGCGCAAGATATACGATCCATACCCTTGACCTTTCCAATGCCGCTTTCATGCTTCAGCCGCACCATACGGGTTCATGGGCGGCGCGGCTGGCCCTGGCAAGCTGCTTCCGCTCTTGACGCCTATTGCGACGCCTTCTGGTTGGACGACCATGGGACAATTGAGTGTCGGCGATGCGATATTCGACGAGGGGGGGAACATCTGTCATGTGGTCTACCTTTCTCCTCTTGACCTGTCGCCCGAATCCATCCAATTGACGTTTGACGACGGATCGCAGCAAGTGTGCTGTGTGGATCACCTATGGCTTACATGGGATGCAGGCGAGTTGGCTGCGCTCACTCGCTGTTCTGAGGAGTTAAGGTCCAAGCGCAGAGCGAATCGACCGTTGCGCGGTCTCGGGAAGAAGCCGTGGACTGTGAGGATGAATCAGGATCGCCGGTACACATACAAGGAACCATCTGGCTCGGTTCGTAGCGCCGCTGAGATTGCCGCGACGCTCACAACGCGAGACGGAAGAACGAATCATGCCGTGCGATTATCTCTTCCTCTACAACTACCGGAAGCTACACTGCCAATCGACCCCTACGTACTTGGCGCGTGGCTTGGCGATGGCGACACGAGCGGAGGAATAATCACCGGCATAGATGCCTCCATATTCGAGCAGATAGCCGCTGCCGGTTATGCACTCGAAAGCAAGGAGAAGCGTCAGGGATTCTGTCCTCGATTCCGAGTTATTGGCTTGACCACGCAACTGTCGGCTCTGAAAGTGCGAGGCTATAAGCACATCCCCCAAATGTATCTCAGGGCCTCCGAAATGCAGAGGCTGGCGTTGCTCCAGGGCTTGATGGATACAGACGGAAGTGCCGACGCCAAGAGCGGGTACTGTGAGTACTGTTCGACAGATAAGAGACTTGCTGATGATGTGTTCGACCTTTGCATCACATTGGGAATAAAGGCGACGATGCGAGAGGATCGGGCCAAACTAAAGGGTGTTGACTGTGGGCCTAGGTATCGAGTTTCCTTCACCACGTCACGGCCAATATTCCGGCTGAAAAGGAAACTAGCGAGACTCCCCAAGACAACTCGCCGGACCGTGAATTTCAGATACATCACCGGCGCGTCAAAGGTGGAATCTGTTCCGATGCGCTGCATCCAGGTAGACTCACCGAGTCATTTGTACCTGTGCGGACGGACAATGATTCCGACGCATAACACCATGGGAATGCTGATGGAGCAGTTCCAGGCGTGCAATGAGTTCAGCAACGAGGATGGCCCCAAGGTCCACACGATTCTTTTCCGGCGCACATTTCCCATGCTCGAAGCTACGGTGATTACCAGGTTCCGCGAGTCGTTTCCGCGAGAGCTTTACCGGCAGTACAACGAGGGGAAGAACCAGGTCACATGGCTGAATGGCGCTACGACCAAGTTCGGCTCAATGCAGTATGAGCATGATGTTTGGGGTTGGCAAGGTCAATGGTTCCACATGGGCTACGATGAGTTGTGCGAGTTCACTTTCAAGCAATGGGCAAGTGTTGCGGCCTGGAATCGCTGTCCGGTGAGCAACAAGCCGCGCAAGTATGGGGCAGGCAATCCTATCGGCATTGGCGCGATGTGGGTAGAGGATTTGTTCGTCAAGGGTATTCCCTGCATGGGGATGGACGATAGCCAGAAGGCGGCGTTTGATCCAGAGGATTACGACTATTTCCCGGCAACCTATCTAGACAACCCGATCTTCGCCAACGATCCGACGTTCCTCAAGAACCTGGAAGCGTACCCGGCAGATGTGCGCGATGCGCTCAAGTTCGGCTTGTGGGGAGCGGCTGGCGGATACTTCAGAGGCGTGTGGGACGAGAACATCCACGTGTTCAAGGATGGTAGCGTTCGATTTCCGGACTGGTATCGCCGCTGGATTTCAGGCAACTGGGGCTATGAACATCCGGCCAGCTACTACAAGCACTGCATGGGTCCGAACGGGGAAGTCTACACATACGATGAGCTTTACACCCAACATGAACAGCCGGAAGACCTGGCCGAGCACATAGCGGAGTGGGCGGTCGAGGAGAACGAGCACGGCAAGATGGAGATTCCGCAGTTCATCAACTTCACACATTCTTTCGATGCGGAATACAGTAAGGCAACAGCGACCATGGGCGCGGATATGCGTTCCGTGAATCAGCGCATGACGCCGGTTCTGAGGCGCGAGGGCATCCCAATACCGCTGCCGAGCACAAGGGACAAGCTAGGCCGGGACACGCTGATGAGGGAATTGCTTGCCAAGCGGATCAGGTACGGAGAAGATGCAAGTGGGCACCCGCTGGAGTATCCAGGCTGGATGGTAAGCGACAAGTGCAAGCAGTTGCGCCGGGTCATTCCGCTGGTGAAGTCGGACCCGGTCAAGGTGGAGCAGATCGAAGGATCGAGCGACGGCTCAGACTCTCCGCTGCAAGGTTCCGGGTACGGGCTGTATGCAATCTTTGGCCGTCCGGCCTCAAAACCGTTGCAGGTGAAGCAGCAGGAGTATTATCAGAGCTTGAGTCCCAAGGCGGACATGACGGCAAAGAGTGTGCTTATGGCAAAATGGAAGCAGGACAACAATCCAAGGAAGGGGTCTCCATGGGCAGCGCGGCAGTGATATTCGTTCTTTTGGTGGTGGTTGCGGGCATGGCGATTGGCTGGAAAGCTGACCGAGACAAGACAAAACCCATGCAGGAACGAATGATGGATTTAGGGGATAAACTTACATCTTCCTGTAATCGTAATGCCCTGCTTGAGGTAGAAATTCAGCGCCTCCGCAAGATTCCTTTGACACAACCCCAAGAAAAGAGAGATGATTCAACCATCAAGGCCAAGTCGTCGGCGGATGTGCGCCGGTTGACCG